GGATAAATGAGGCGGCGGCCAAGAGCATTTGAATATCACCAACGTCGCTACTAGACGCGCCGGTGGTGTACAGAATGGGTTGTCCTTGTTGGTCAAAACCAACGCGGTAGGCTGTGTTGCCTTCGCCGGTAAATGTGCCGGACCATGCGTTACCAGAGGCACGGTCATAGTCACTGATCAGGGGTTGTCCTGTAACCGTGTTGTATAAGACGGTTTGAGAGCTTTCAGGGACTTCTACAGTACCTTGTTCTGTCTCGTAAGAAGAGGCGGGTGTGACAACTTCTTTTTGGCCAATTTGGTTAATGTTTGTAACACCAGAGGCCACCAAATTCTGGGCCATGGCGCGGGCGTTTGCGTCTGCTGAACCAAAGCCTTCACCAGTCCAGTTACCCATCGTGCCTTGACCAACGATCTGGTTGTACACGTTGTTGATGTCTGTGTTGTTGAGTGTGTAGTCTTGGCCCGCAAACGTGGCTGTTGTGGTATCCGCGGGAGGGGCGGCAAGCGCATTCAGGCCGCCAGCGTTGACGGCATCGTATCGGGATTGAATGTTGCCGAGGTCAGCGCCCGTGGCGCGAGCAATATCCTGAGGAGCCAGTTTGAACTGGTCCATCGTAGACGCAATAGTGGCATCATCCGCGTTCGGATTTGCTGTAAACCAGTCAAAAATTTGTTGGTCGGAGATGGCCATTTGTGTGCGTTGTTGATTGGGTATTCCTATAGAGAATTACCCATAATTTGGGGTCTTTATGCCCCGTTGCCATTGACTGCGGCGATCAAACCGCTGACCCAGTCTTGCCATGAAATAAAGGTTTCTGGGTTGGGGATGGCGTACTTGTCAAACACCGGATTGACGGTCACGGCGTTAGCCACCTCACGCCACCGGTCTTCAGGCAAAAACGGGAACTGCTGTTCACCAAAGTAGTGGAGCAGGTTCCCGTTCCAGTCTTCCCAACTGCTGTAGTCGGGCAAGAATTCGATTACCATTTATGGACGCTCGTCGCCGAACTCGGCGGTAATTAGGGTTCTACCAGCCTCGTAATCTCCGTCAATCACGTTACTACGCCAACGCAGATTAACCAGTCGATACTCTGCGCGAAGGTCAATCTTGCCTGCGGTTGCAGAATAAACAAAAGGCCCTTTTTCTTCCACGCCGTCGTTAGCAAACGGGCGGCCAACGATGGTCAACTCCATGTCCCCCACCTGCTTGAAGTCTGGCTCAATACGGGTTAGGTGCAGGCGTCGGTTGATGCCCATGGGTTCGTCTGATGCGGGCGTGCCGCCCACCCAGCTAATGTCACAGGTTTCAACAAAAGAGTCGATTGCATACTCTTCGTTCGCGGTGATTTTGTTCTTGCCAAACTCCTGCTCCCAGATCACGTAGCCACCAGTGGCTTGCGACATGGTGCTTCCTGTTGTGATGCCTGCAGGCACTGTTTCAGTGAACGTAATGGTGGTGTAACCACCAGAGGAGTTGTTAGTGAACGCAATCGAAGAGATTTGGCGCAACGCGTCAAAGTCTTCATCAAAGTCGTCGTTAAACGTCATGAACGAGCCCGGTGGGTTCGTTGTCAAGTCACCCGGCGCAACAACCTGATAGGCGGTTGTGACAGGCGCTGTGCCATGGTTTGGTCCGTATGTAAGCGTGTAGCTTTGGCCAATCTGGCCGTTGAACTCCCAGCCGGCCCAGATGGGTCGGGGGAACACTTCGGTCACATAACCACATGAGCGGCGAGCGCCTTCAGCTTGACCGGCGTCATACCAGAGTTGGTCTTTGGTGTTGTAGATGATAGCGTCGGTGCACTCTGTTGCAGTGCCGCGTGGGTAGAAGAACCAGATCTCGTTGTAGCGAGGAACCTTGGTAGCCCACACTTTTTGACGTGCGCTGAAGTTAATGTTATCAAACAGGTAGTTAATGTTCTTGTCGTTTGGCAAGACCTTAACAGATCCGTTGTACAAATAAAACCGGTCAACACCCATCCAGAAAAACACGCCGTCCATCTCAACCACCGCGCTAGACGACATGATAGACGTCTGGTTAGACACCGTGTCGTAGCGCCAGTAGTATGGGGCTTGGCCTGTAAAGGACACACGCACCAAAGAGTCCGTGGCCCAGAAGAGACCAGAGGGTGAGGACGTGCCGCCGCGAATAGGGAAGCCACGCACAATCTTGCCCGCTGTCACGTTCACCTCGTTGGCAAGCGTGCCGTTCCAGTCACTGAACGTTTGCACGTTGGCAGTGGGTGAGTTGAAGATGACGTTGTTGTTGCGCAGGAGGCCGTAGTTGCCGTACACAAACACAAACGGGTGTAACACCACAACACCGCCGCTCACGTCGATTGGCAGGTACGTAGGCGTTGTGCCA